TGAGGTTGAGGTTCTCGATGAGAAGTGTTGGAAAGGATATGAGAAGAAAGGTATGAAGACTATGTTTGGTAAGAGATATCCAAACTGTGTTAAGAAAGAAGAAGTTGAAGTAGTTGATGAGAAAACTAGAGTTCTTGAGGGATTGACCAAAAAAGAGGAGACCATTGATGAGACAGTGAGAGTCAATGAGAACGGTAACGTTTATCTCGTTAGCTTCACCTGGAGAGCTAAGTTTATGATGATGAAGATGTTCTTCCCAGAAGTCAGAAAACCAACTAGACAGGAAGTTTCTGCGGCTCTGGAGAAAGTTTATCCTGGATGTATGGTTCAGAGATTTGATCTGGCTCCAAGACAACCTGGAGAACCATTGATAATGGTTGATGGATATCAGGGTGGTTCCCCAGCTAAACCTGGTCCTGACAATAATTATATCAAACCGATGGGTGAAGGTTATGACCCCGGTGATGTAGACGAGAAACTAGGAGCTGTCACGGCTATCCCTAAGAAGGAAAGAGACGCAGCTAGAGACAGACTTCTTGCTAAGGCTAAAGCGAAACGTGAGAAAATGAAGAAAGAAGGATACGAGGTTGTGGAGGCTGCTGCTTGGACAAAAAAGTCGGGTAAGAACCCTGAGGGGGGTCTCAATGAAAAAGGACGTAAGTCTTATGAAAGAGAGAACCCTGGTTCTGACCTTAAAGCACCCTCAAAAAAAGTTGGAAATAAGAGAAGAGCATCATTCTGTGCAAGAATGAAAGGTATGAAGAAGAAACTTACTTCTTCTAAAACTGCTAACGATCCAGATAGCAGAATCAATAAATCCCTTAGAGCTTGGAATTGTTGAGGTAATTTATGAGTAATGATGTTTATTTGGGTAATCCCCTTCTAAAGAAGGCTAATACCCCCATTGAGTTCACACAAGAACAGATTGAGGAGTATATCAAATGTAAGGATGACCCTGTGTATTTCGCACAGAACTATGTCCAGATTGTGACCCTGGACCATGGTCTTCAACCATTTAAGACTTATGATTTTCAAGAGAAGTTAATCAATAATTTCCACAATCACAGATTTAATATCTGCAAGATGCCAAGACAGACGGGTAAGTCCACGACATGTGTGTCTTACCTTCTTCACTATGCTATCTTCAACGATAGTGTAAACATCGGTATTCTGGCTAACAAAGCTACAACTGCGAGAGAACTCTTAGCAAGGTTAGCAACTGCATACGAGAACTTACCTAAATGGATGCAACAGGGTATCCTGGTATGGAACAAAGGAAACATTGAGTTAGAAAATGGCAGTAAGATATTGGCAGCTTCTACATCTGCGAGTGCTGTCCGAGGTATGTCGTTCAATATCCTCTTTCTCGACGAATTCGCTTTCGTTCCAAACCATATTGCAGACGCGTTCTTTGCATCTGTTTATCCTACTATTACTTCTGGTAAAAGCACAAAAGTCATCATAGTCTCTACCCCACATGGTATGAATCACTTCTACCGTATGTGGACTGATTCAGAGAAGAAAAGAAACGAATATGTACCAACTGATGTTCACTGGTCAGAAGTCCCTGGTAGAGATGCCGTTTGGAAAGAACAGACCATTGCTAATACATCAGAACAACAATTTAAGATTGAGTTTGAGTGTGAATTTCTTGGTTCTGTTGATACACTAGTTGCACCTAGTAAGTTGAAATCTTTAGTATTTGACAAACCAATCAAATCAAATGCAGGATTAGATATTCATGAAGCACCACAAAAGGAACACGATTACGCCATGGCTGTTGACGTTGCACGGGGTGTTGGTAACGACTACTCTGCTTTTGTTGTTGTTGACATAACATCTTTCCCTCATAAGGTTGTAGCGAAGTATAGAGACAATACTATAAAACCGATGTTGTTCCCAAGTGTCATCTACGATATAGCCAAGAGTTATAATGAAGCCTTTGTTTTATGTGAGGTAAATGATGTTGGTGATCAGGTAGCAAGTATCCTACAATACGACCTTGAATATCAGAACCTGTTAATGTGTTCTATGAGAGGTCGTGCTGGTCAGATTGTTGGACAAGGTTTCTCTGGGCAGAAGACACAATTGGGTGTTAAGATGTCCAAGACTGTCAAAAAGATTGGGTCACTCAACCTCAAGACAATGATTGAAGAGGACAAACTCATCTTCAATGACTATGAGATTATCTCAGAACTCACTACCTTCATCTCAAAACATAATTCATTTGAGGCTGAAGAAGGATGTAATGATGACCTGGCTATGTGTCTCGTTATCTATGCCTGGTTGGTAGCTCAAGATTACTTTAAAGAACTCACAGATCAAGATGTTAGAAAACGATTATATGAAGAACAAAAGAATCAAATCGAGCAAGATATGGCACCCTTCGGTTTTATTAATGATGGACTTGATGATACTAGTTTTGTGGATGCAGACGGAGACAGGTGGTACACCGATGAATACGGAGACCAAGGTGGGGGAATGGACTACATGCGGAACTATTGAACCATGGATTTAGATGGACAGTTTAAACTAGGTCATCTACTTTTATCTGATAGAAAATGTAGATGTTGTGGTGAAGTGAAAAACTTGATAGAGAGTTTTTACAGAACAAGAAAAGATAAAGGAGCTGTAGCATCATCCTATTCTTATGTTTGTAAAGATTGCACAATAAAGAAGGTTGTAGAGGATAGAAAGAAAAAGACACCGATGACTGACTGGGAATACCCAGATTGGTAGAGTTTTCGTCCTGTTTTACCCCCCGAAAATACTCATAAACCTAAATATTTTTAGTTAAACTGAGTAATTTAAGGAGAGAAACATGGCTACTCCTCAATTATCTCCAGGCATTCTTGTCAGAGAGATTGACTTAACAGTGGGAAGAGTTGACAATATTGTCAACAACATTGGAGCTATTGCTGGCCCCTTCCAAATTGGCCCTATTGACGAACCAATTGAGGTTAGTAACCAGGCTGAACTTTTGGAAACATTTGGACAACCACTGTCAACTGATAGACAGTACGAATACTGGATGTCAGCTTCTTCATACCTCTCATATGGTGGAGTCCTGAAGGTAGTAAGAACGGATGACAGCGATCTGAATAACGCCAATGCTGGTGTTGGTGTGGGAACAAACACTAGTCTCAAGATTAAGAATCTTGATGATTACGAAGAAAATTATTCCACAGCCACTAACTTCACCTATGCCGCTAAGAACCCTGGTAAGTGGGCTGATGGATTAAAAGTTTGTTATATTGATAATCTGGCTGACCAAACATTAGGTATTACTACAACTGGTATTAGTACCACTGTCAATTTCAACGTCACTGTTGGATGTGCTGTTACATCAGCTATCACTGGAGCTATTCCTGGTGCTGGTTCAACTTCAACATTTACTGGATATCTTGAAGGTATTGTTACTGGAATTACCAGTACAGCTGGTGATTCTGAACAATCAATTGACGTTAAAATCCTCAAGAGAGTTTCTTCGGCTGGAACGGTAACAGAAATTGATTACCAGAAGAATAACGCACTTGCATCATTTACCACTAGCAGCACACTTCAATTCTTCAATTCAGGTGTATCGACTGCATACTCCGTATCACCAGCATCACAGGTTGATTGGTATGATCAACAACAACTTGATCTGAATACTCCAATCAATTGGAATACAATTGCTCCTAGACCAGTTGACTCTAACTTTGTAAGTTCGAGAAGTAGTAGAAATGATGGTATTCATATTGTAGTTGTAGATGATAGTGGATCCGTAAGTGGTGTTTCCGGTAATATTCTTGAGAAACACACTTTCCTTTCTAAAGCAAAGGACGCTACCAGAGATGGTGAAGCACCGATTAAGACATATTATAAGGATTATCTCGCCAACAATTCCGCCAATATCTTTGCTGGACACAGTCCATCAA